GAATTTGGTTGCGCTATCAAATAATTTAGGTGGTGCTCCTTGTCTAATTAAATCATAAGGTCGTTGTGAAGCTTCACCAATATCAGAAATATCAGCATCGACATGAACTGTATATGTTCCAAGCGGAACACCAAAAATCATAAAATCACCAGCATAGTTTGTGGTTGTTGTGAATTTATAATATTTGCAATAAAGATTTAACATGGTATCGTTATCCAATATTTCTCTTTTTGTTGGAAAAGTTCCTATTGGTGTAAAACAATCATTATTGGTTTCGGATTCTTTAGGGAACAAATTATAACGAATACCTTCACTATCTTTATCGGTAATTATTTCAAAAGGATATAGGCCATTTATCAAAGGGTCATTTTTATCAATATCATCAATGGGTATAAAAACACTAACCTTAGCATTTGGAACACCGAACCCACTATTTACGATAACTCTACCTACAATTGTACCGTAATCTGAGCAAAATTTTGTATATACGTCTTCTTGTGATAACCTCAAAGAAAGAATTTCAATAAAATCAAAATCTTGGTCTAATTTTACCTTTAAGTATTTATCGCTACCATTTGGTGTTGTATTTATTCTTATCGTATTTGACATTGTATAATTATTTGTTTGTTATATCCTCAACATCTAATAATATTACATTATTTTCGGTTAATTCTTCATAGTCATCATCATCATCATCATCATCATCGGTTTGTTTGAATTTATTTCCCAAAGATAACAACATAGGTTTTACATCAATGTTTTTATTTAATACCAACATATTAAACATAAACCAAATTATATATAAGTTTATTAGTGGTAAAGCAGCTACCAATACTAAAAACCCTAAAACTTTTAATGTGTATTTTATTACTGTTTGACCTACATGTTTATTATTTTGAGCATTATTTTCAAACATGGACTCCATGCTTTGTCCGTTTTTACAATTACATCCAGCCATATGATATTATTTTATATGTTCCACAATTAATTTTGTGTTCTTATTAAAGTATTATTTTGTACAAATATAAGGGTTATATTCCATAAGGAAACCTTAATTCTTAACTCTTACCTTGATATCTAGAGTTGGGTAACGGACTTCAAACATGCTTACTGAGTCACCAAAAAGAGTATAATCCGCAGAAATATCAATTTGTCTAGTTGTAGTGTCAATATAAGGTTGTGAAATTTCATTAAGACTGTATTTACCACCACCTACCTTGTTGTAGACTCTAAGGTCAATTACGTTAAGAACACCACCAACATTATTTATAGTTTCAATCAATGGTGATAAATATATATTTTCACCCATCTGATAATTGTTAATATCCATAAATTTTTGAACGGCAGTAATAACTTGACTAGCTATTTGAGATTGAGGAGTTTTTTTATCAACGTATAAATCAATTTCAAATGCTAAATTTATTATTTTACCATTACTAATTTGAACGTAATCGTTTAACATTCTATAATCAGCTAAATATGTCGCTATGTTATTCATCAATGTAGAAGTAGAACTGTTATCTAATTGAGAATTAGAATTTAAACCTAATGTATATATTTTTACTTTATTTTGTTCTTCAAATACACCACATCTGAATGGAACACCAAATTGACCTGGCATCATTGAAATTCTAGCTTGGTAATCTTTTATTGTTACGGCTCTATTTTGAGATGCAAAATTATATTTAACTAGGTTTCTAATTTCATCTACACTAGGTTCATCTCTACCACCCAAAGCTGGAAATGCATTGTTAACCTTTAAAGACGCTTTAACAGCATTATTTATGATTTGAGATGGACCATTAATTGTCATATTTAGTAAACCAATACTTGTTAACACACCAGTACCTAAATTTGTATCGGCACCACCACCAACTCTATATTTAATAAATATAGTTGTATTTGGGGTTAAAGTTTCGCCCAACGACATATTATTGATAAAATCACCAATTTGATTTACCAAAGCCTTATTGGTATCAAAATCACAAAGACTAGACGTGTCTTGGGTTCCACCACCAAATGTTATCTTGGTAAACCCTAAATCTGTGTATTCGGATATAAATTTTTTTGTAGTTGTAATCCATTTTCCAGGAGATACACCAGGATTATCACTAGCTACAGTGTTATCTTGAATGAAAATTTGACTTTCAGCCAATGCATCCATTTCGTACCATCTAAGTGATGGGTTTGAAAATTGACTATTTGTTGGAACCGTAGTATAATTGCTACCTTGTAAAGCTATGATTGAATCGATAGATATAACGTTATCGTCTGGTAATATAACGGTCAAGAATGGTTTTACGTCAGAAGCTGTAATTACTCTATTAAAAATTTTGGTAAACCCATTGACAACCATTTCTCTTTTTACAATGGTATAATTATTTAATATACCATTTGAATTAAAATTAGGTAAAATTAATCTATTTGGAATCCCACCAATAGTAAAAGGACTTGAAAAATCAATATCATTTGTAGTTTCAAATATTTTACCACCACCACTTACTTGTGCACCACTAGCAATAATAGGGCAATATGAAATATCAAAGGTATCACCAAATGGTGGTACTGTAACTGAAAAATCAACAATTGTAACACTTGGGCGTTTTCCTGGTACTTTAAGACCAAACGTTCTCGCCATTGATAGTATAGATTTTTTTTCTTGTGCGTAATCTATCTGGGTTTCTTGAAATAATCTATCGGTGTTGAATGATAGCATATCACCAACGGCAGCGTTTAATTCAAGAAGCATCATACCAACTGATGCATCGTTATAGTCATTAAAAATATCTGGATAATACTGTTTGGCCATATTGACCAAATCAGTTCTGATATCAGCGAAGTTTCGTGAAGTATAATTTATACCTGTATTTGCCATATTATATGTTGATTATTATAAAGTCTGTTACGTTAAAGACATCATTTGTTATTGTGTAATCTATTCTTACAACAGCTGCGTAATCACTTTCTGTTGATTGTTCAACTGTTAAATTATTTATTTTAAGATTTGGTAAATACTTTTTAACGGCTGTGTTTACTTCATCTTTAACCATATTTAATGTTAAAGCATCGTTTGGTTCAAAAATATATCTTAATAAATCAGTACCAAAATCTGGATTATAAAGTCTTTGACCCTTTCTAGTTATTATCAAATGCATTAGGTCAGCTTTTATAGCTGCGTTTAAATCTGAATTCAAATCTAGAAAAAAACCTTTATCGCTATTCTGAAAGGGATAATTTATATTTATATATTTACCGTTTGCCATTGTATCTTTTTACATAAATATGATAATACATTATTTTTGTAAGTAAATATAAATAAAAAAGGCCCAAAAGGGCCTTTTTATTATTTTTGGTATTTGTTAAGCTGTGCATCCAAAACACTCAAATTGACTATCTTTTGGTTTTGGGGATTGCGTTGTCAACGTTATTTGGTTCGAGGCTAGTTTGGTATTGGTATCCAGTTTTGATTTGGTTCTGGTGTAATAAACACCTGTTTTAAGACCACCCTTCCATGCATACATCAAAGCACTTGCTATTTTGCCATATTTGGCATCAGAATGGTAAACGTTTAATGATTGAGATTGGTCGACATATTTGTTTCTAATTATTGCCAAATCCAATAAGGTTTTTTGAGATATTTCCCAAATATCCTTGTATCTAAATCTGATATCTTCTGGTATTTCAATGATATTTTGAATACTTCCTTTGTTTTTGATAAGTTTATCAATCATTTCAGAATCCCAAAGTTCATTTTCAAGCAATTCATTAACCAAATATTTGTTTACAATCAAGAATTCACCTTGACCAACACGTCTTGTAAATAAATTTGAAGTGACTGGTTCGAATGATTCAAACACACCCAATAAAATAGCTGATGATGCTGTAGGCATAAGACCCAAGAACAAGCTATTATAAAGCGGAATAGGTTCTCCAGCTGGTCTCGGTGACCAACCTTCAATGTATGTTTCACCTTTTGAATAACGACTACCTTCCCATGATGGATAACTTTCACCTTTCTCTTCAGCTATTTTCATTGATTCGTCAACAGCTGCTTTGTACATGGTTTCAAAGATATCGTTGTTCCATTTTTTAGCTTCTTGACTTTCAAAAGAAATCTTTTTCTTGGCAAAGAAATCGGCCAAACCAGCAACACCTATAGCCAAAGCTCTTTGGTCAAAACCAGCATCCTTGCTCCAATCATCACTCCATTTGTTTTTGTTAATGACTTGATTTAAACCTCTAACCATAACTCTTGTACTTTTGTCAATACTTTTCAAACCATAATGTTCAGCTAGGTTTATTGAACCCAAAGTGCATTGTGGTGTATATTTAGGTTTTGAAGCTTGAAAAACTTCGATGCACAAATTTGATTGTTTTATTGGACCGATATTGTCTTGCATATTACGTTTGTTCGCATTATCTTTGAACATTACATATGGACGGCCACTTTCAACTTGTGATTTAACAATTGAGTCAAAGATTTCTTTAGGGTTGACCTTTTTGCCAATACCCAAAGAAACAGCTTTCTCATACTCAGCATCAAATTCATCGCCCCAAAGGTCGTATAAAGGTTTTAAACCAGCTTTTTTGATGTCGTTAGGACAGAATAAATGCCAATCTTCCCCAGCTTCAAGTTTTCTCATAAACAAATCATTTATGATTGCCGAAGTAAATAAATCACGACTTCTCATTTGTTCATCACCAATAGGCAAGGTAAGCTCTAAAAAGTCAAAAATGTCTTTGTGCCACACGGATAGATATAATGCACAACTTCCAGAGCGTGAACCTTGTTTGTAAAAACGCATTTTAGATTGAACCATATCGGCCAATCTAATCACACCGCCAGCATTGCCTTGAAAAGATTCTACAACGCTTTCTTTGCTTCTCAGTGGGTCAATCAATAATCCAATACCAGAACCTTCTTTTGAAGCGGCCGCAATCTTTGTAAGCGTATTTTCAATGCCCTCAAACGAATCTTCTTCCAAGTGTGTAAGGTTACAACTAATCATACCACCTCTTTT